ATCTGCACATCCGCAGTCAGCGAGGATCCGTCCGGAGTCCGCACGTGCGCAACACCGGCGAACCCTGCGAGGTCTCGCATCGCCATCTGCCTGTCGAGATCCAAGTCCCTGACAAGCACTGTGGATGCTGAGAGATCTCTTGTCACTGCCGGGTTCCAGTCGCCCTGCACGGAGCCGCCGAGATATGACGTCCGCTTGAAGTCCTTGTTCCACTTATTACTAAGTTCAAGGTTGTACGGCAACTCGATCTGCTCACCGTCGACGTCAATGATCATCTGCTCTTCGTCAAGGAAGTCGCCGTCATTCACGTCAGCATCACGCCATCCGAGCCCGGAAGCCGTCGCATAATCACCATTCGCCGTGACCGTGACAAGCCTGTGACCGCACGCATCGCCGAAGCCAGGATATGGATCCACGTAAGTCGTGCCGAATGATGCGCCCTTGTAGATGAGCTCCGGCTTGTCTGCTGTCAGTCTGTAGATGTCACATGTATCGGAAGCAGCTGCCCCTTCCGGAGCGATCGGCGTGATATTGGCGATCCGCATGTACTTGTCCACTGTGACGTCCACGTCAGGGACGCCCGCCTTGTGCGACCAGTTGACCTGGAACGGATACTTGAAGGATGCGCTCTGTCCGAATTCGTCGTATACATGACCGATCAGGTAGTACCAGCAGCCATCGTCCAGGCTTCCGACCAGATCTTCCAGTGCGATCGTCAGCGAACCTTCGCCGGTACGGCTGACCGTCGCAATCGTCTCACCCTCGAAGCCGTCATAGTCATTCTCATCCGGCCGGTCGATGTGATAGTTCTCCGCGCGTGCGATCGCCATCACAGTCGCGCCGGTAGCGCCCGCGCCGGTGATCGTGGCCGTGATCGGCATAAGCTTCAGCGTCGGCACCGGGCAGCTGTTTACGGTCGTAGTGACCTTCGTCATCACCTTGTCCGTGCCGTCCATGGCGGTCGATAGCACCACCGTGTCACCGGCCATGTAGTAGCCGTATGCTTCAGTGTCGAAGCCGTTCGTCAATTCTCTGGTCCTGCTCTGCTGACTGCTTCCGCCCTCCATGGTGCCATCGGCGTGGTAGATCGTGGTGTCGGTCCTGACTGTGGTCGTGATGTTCTCACTGCCCTTGGAGATGCTTGACCCGGTCAGCTGGATCGTGCACGGCTCAGCCACGTACAGGCTCACCGGCTCCGACCACTCCGACTGCACGCCTGACTCGGACGTTGTTCGGACTGCCATATAGTATGTCTGCCCGGTCTCCCAGTCCTGCGCGATCTCCACACTCTGGCCTGCGTCAGCGTGGGCGATGATGTCACCATATACCGGCTGACTGTTGCTGTAGGTCACCGAGCAGATTTCCGCATAGCCCTGCGGTGAGCCGTCAACAGACGAATACGCCCACCGAGCCGTCACGGTGTCGCCCGAGTTAATCACGGACTTATTCAGTACAAGCGCAGGCTTGTCCGGGATGCTCGACATATTGTAGGTGTATGTTTCCGACCATGGCCCGACAACGGCAGGGTCTACAGCCGCATTGATAAGACGAACACGAAAATACCACAAGCCAGTATCAAGACCGGCGATAACCCAACTGGTCGCACGCCTGTCTTTCACGGTATAGGTGTCTGGCTCGTCCGTGCTCTCCCATGCCTCAGCGTGGTCAGCCCATGCGAGCTCAGCCTGTGTCGCGCTGTCCCATGTCCATGTCCACCCGATGCGGACGGTCTCATCACTCGGCCCTTTTTCGAGCGTGATGGATGATGGCGCTTCGGAGTCGATATCCGAATCAATCGCCGAATCCGAACGCATAAGAATCTGCGAGATAACTGTTCCGGAGTAGGAACCGACGAAAGCGAACGCACCGAAGCAGGTCGTGGTGTCGCCGATGATGTCCGGAACGGAATAGGTTCCTGAGGTCACGCCGTGTGCCAGAACACCGATAATGCGGTCGTTGCTCGGGTCATCTTCCAACCTGCAGAAGATAGCCGTGCAGGCAGCGTCGCAGGTCGTTGTTTCCGTGATGGTGATGTTGACCGAGCCTGTCGATGTGTCAGGGTCAGCCGCTATCGTCGGCGCTCCGAGTTTGCCGGGCTGTGCCACAAGTTCTCCGGAGTAATTCACGTTGGTGTCGTGGTCGGTCTTGACGCGCACCCACATGCACTCATCGACAGCGATGGCAGCCTGCACGTTTACGACAACCTTATCCTCACCGCCGTTCGGGGTAACCTCGATGGCATCCGACCATCCTGACGCCGGTGCCGTGAGCGCCGTGTCTGTCGGAACAGCGACCACATACTGCAATATGATCGCATCGATCGGACTTAGGTCGTCATAAGCCGCACGCCACGAGGCCGTCACACGAGTAACTGAACCGTTCGTCTCAGCGCTTGCCGAATCGATAACAGCCGCCGCTGGTGTGCCGTAAGCATGACTCGTGGTCACCCATGGCGACACACCTGCCGGACCTGAGGACCTGACGCGGTACCACCGCACGAGGTTTCCAGCCGCAAGCGCTTCAGAATCTTCCGTGACAACTTCCGAACCCGATGAGGTGCCGGTTGTGATTGCGCCCCAATCGGACTCGGCGGGCTCGCCGGTTCTGGTGATCGTGCAGGTCTGCTTCTGGACTTCCGTCAACACCTGCGCACTGGAGTCACTTGTCTCAGTGTTCCAGGTGAATGTTCCGCTGTTTACGGAGTTGTTGGCATATTCCAGTGTCGGAGTCGCCGGAATAGCCGCCGACCATGTCGCACTCTGCGCCCAAGCCGACCAGCCGGGGTTAATCTTCCGACCGTTCTTCTTGTACGCCTTCCGGTTGCCCATGACGCGGAATACCAGAGACCGCACGGAAGCATTGGTGACTGTCGCGGTCGTAGCCGTCGCGCCGATCGTGATCGCAGTCCACGCACCGCCGTTCAGGCTGTACTGTAACTGCTGACCATTCGCATAATCCGAGTCACCAATCTTCCATTTGAATGTGTACACGTTCCCGGATCGCGCAATAGACAACCCGGTTGGTTTTTTCGTTTTAGCCATTACGCCATCCTCAATTCACGTTTCAGTGTACGCGCCGCACTGGTTGCCCAGAGGTCTGGATCTTGTGCACCGTTCACAGTGAAATACTGCGTCACGTGCGGAGCGGAGTGCTCATCAAATTCGCGCCCCAGCTGCGTCCACAGCTTCTCAATCGGAACGACCGCCTCAGCTCCGGACTCACCAACACCGATTACAGACGGAGCGTCGAAGATACCACCTTTGGCGAACCACTGCAGGCTCTTGGTGAACACCGGGTAACTGGTTTTGGTGGTGCCGTCGCCGGCTTCCTTCATGGTCACGGTAAACTGTGGCAGCCAACCGTGCGGAGTCGGAAGCGTCCACATAAACTTCATCTGCCTCTTCAGCGCGGATATCCACAGTGCGATAAGTTTGGATACCGTAGTCAATGCAGACGAATCAACAGTCGGAAGCGTGAGTTTCGCATCAGAGACGGTTGTCTCCATCGCCGCGATGGCATCAGCCACCGCCTGCTTCGCTGTATCGAGAGACGATGTGTCGATATCAGCAAGCGTGAGGTTCGCACTCGAGAGCGCGTCCTGAATCGCCTTGCTGTCCACGTTAACTTTATCGCCGCCGATATCGATCGTTCCGCCATAACTGACTTCGCCGTGTTCATCTATGATGGTTTTGCTTGCCTCTTCTGCGCTGGAACCGTCGTCCAAAATCCATTTCAGAGTGAAGAAGTCGCCGATGCTTTTAACGACGCCGCTCCACCATTCTTTCAGGTCTGCCACGATGCCATCTATATCAGGGAAACCGAGACTGAACACCCAACTGAAGACATTTCCGATGCCTTTTTTGACTGTATCCCATCCAGTGCTGATGGCTTCCTTAACATCATCCCATGATGGAAGTTCCACATTGAATGTCGTCTTGAAGAAGTCCGCGATGCCTGCCTTGAAGTCTTCCCAGAAGGCCACAACGGCTTCTTTGACATCTTCCCATGACGGGATCTCGATGCCGAACGTAGTCTTGAAGAAGTCCTGAATGGCAGGCCAAATGTTGTCGCCCCACCAGTCGCTGATTGCTTTGATGATGTCTTCCGCGACAGGAAGAACAAGACTGAACACCGTCTTGAAGTATTCAGCGATACCTGCCTTGACCAGCTCCCACAGAGCGCTAATCTTCTCGATGATTGTCTTATCGTCATCCGTAAGAATGTCGAAAGACGCCTTGAAGAATTCTGCAATACCGGCTTTGACCTGATCCCACAGGTCGGATATCTGCTGTTTGACGGTCTCCCAGTCTGGCAAGTCAATGCCAAAGTTCACCCTGAGAAGTTCGGTCACCGAATCCCAAATGCTTCCGATCGCAGTCTGTAATCCAGTCAGCAGGCTGTTCGCGACACCGACCCAGTCAATATTAGTGAATGTTGTCCACAGGGACGATGCCAATGTGCCGAGCCCGGCGATTAACGTCGGAATGCTTGCGATAATACCGTCAAGTAGTCCGTCGATCATGTCGCCGCCTGCAGTGACCAGATCCGGAATCATATCAGCGATGAATCCCGGAAGCATTGCCAGGAACGTTGGGAGCTGTTTCAGGATGTTCCCGATCATCGGCAGAAGGTTGTTTATCAGGAATGTTTTGACGGAATTAGCCAGTGCGTGGAGACTCGGGCCGATGTTATTGCCGAGCGCCAGATCAGCCATGAGGTTTTCTGCGTTGGCCTTCATCGCCGCGAACGAACCACTGAACGTTTCGGATGCTTCCTGAGCCGCAACGCCGGTCAGGCCGAGATCTTCCTGGATAACATGGATGGCATCATAAACGTCGCCCAGATTGTCGATATTGTATTCGACTCCGGACAACTTCGATGCATCCGCGAGCAGGCGCTCCATCTCAGTCTTCGTGCCGCCGTACCCCAACTTGAGGTTGTCCAGCATGTTGTACTGGCCTTTGGCGAAGCCCTGGTACGCATTCTGGATGCTCTCGATCGGAGTGCCCATCTTCGCAGCATTGTCTGCCATGTCCATTATGGCGGTGTTCGCCGCTTCGACTGCCTTCTCCGTATCACCGCCGAATGCCGCCTTCAAGGACGCACCGAACGAGACGGCCTGCTCGGCATAGTCATTCGCAGAAATGCCTGCCTGCGCCGCCATGTAGGCGTATTCTTTCGCATACTCAGCCGCATCGCCATACAGCGTTTCGAGGCCTCCGAACGACTGCTGAAGCGCACCGCCTGCGTTCAGAGTGTCGCTGATCAGTTTGCCGACACCTGCCGCAACTGCAACCTTTTTAAGCGCACCCAGCATGGAGCTGCCCATCGTTTTGCCGGCAGATTCTCCACCCTTCGCCGCACCGTCGCCGAGCAGGTTCTCTATCTCTCCGGATATGCCTTCGGCTTTCGGTACAATTTGGACATAGGCTTTTCCGATTGATGTATCAGCCATGTGTCACCTCTTCCAACAATGATTTCCGCATCGCCTCAAACTCTTCCGGAGAGTCGAACCCGATGATGTCATTGTCTTTCTTGTTGCCATTCTCAAGCGCATCGCGAATCGACTTCGGACGATTTCGACCGTGTTGTCCGTCCTTCGTCTTCATCCACACGAGCAGCGCCATATAATCCGCTACAGTTGCGAGCAGTGCATCCGTCATGCTGAGTTTGGTGCCTGCTGCCTTCAGTTTGATTCTCGAATTCCCTCTCAAACCAATCGAAAGAGTCGCCACCGTTTGGACAGGCAGCGACTCGTAATCGAATATTCCGTAAGTCTCGGCAAGGTCGCAAATCAATGCGTCTTCGTCGAGATTAAGCATGGCTGAGAGGACGATCAGTTTTTTGCCGCTTTCGACTTTTCCTGAATGATCTTCAGGATCTCACCGACCTCTTTGCCGACAACGTCCACCGGGACTCTGCCGCCGTTCTTCTCGGCGAGATAATCGTAAAAGCGCTCTTCTTCCTTCTGATCGTTGAACAGGATGGCTACCATGTCCAGGCTGGCTTCGAATGCCTCTTCGCCGTCTGCGTTCGCCTTCCTGATTGCCTTCAGGAAACGCCAGTCCTTGAAGACTTCGGCGTCAACCGAAAACTCGTATCCTGAAGATGTGGTTCCTTTCACCTTTGCCATGCTTAATCCTCCATTGACTTATGATCAGGTCTTGATGATGTACTCGTAATGAGTATTACCGGATGCATCCGGAGAGGTGCCGAGCGTGGTCTCATAACCGACAGCGTCGCCATCAGCATAGGTGATGGTTCCGACTTCTGAGACCTTGCCGTCCGGGATCACGATCCTCTTCAGTGCGCCATCACGGAGCACCATGTCGATCGCCCACACATACTCATCGAGTTCTTTGGTGTTTGCCGTCACGGTGATTCCGGTCGACAGTGTTCCGGTGACATTGTCATCGCCGTAGATGGTCTTCAGGACTTCAACGTTCAGCGCCTCGATCAGAGTGAATCCGAACGTATCTTCCTTGGACGTCTGCAGGGTCAGAACGGTATCACCGCCCCATGCCTTAATGTCTTCGGACTCCGGGCTGTTGTCGTTGGTCAGACCGTCTTCGGAAACATATCCGAGGCAGACAAACGCATTGTCCAGCGCGGTGGTCGCATCGGTCGGAAGGGTCGTTCCGATCGGAGCGCGATAGATGGCACCGCCCACCTTAGGCTTGCCGGCGGTTACATTAGTAGCTGTATTAGCCATTTTGCTTACCTCCATTAGTAGTAAACAACAACAAACACGGCCTGATAGCGATACTGCTTCATAGCCGTGTCGGTATAGTTGTAATCTGAGTTCAGGCCGACTCTTGAGATGTCATTGCGCTCGATCATCGCCTCCATCGCGGTCTTCACTGATTCGTTCAGCGTAGCCGCTTCATAGAGCGTCGGCCCATAGCTCTGGATGGCAAATGTCGCGCTTGTGATTCGGTTTACAGACGTGCTCCCGGTCTTCTCGATCACCACGAAGGAATCATCGCAGTCTTCCGGCATCTCCATGTAAACAGGCACATCAAGCGCGGCACTGAGATGATTAAGAATTACTTCCTCGATCATTTGTTGTACCTCTCACACTTGAATCGCCTGTTCCAGATAGACGGGTTGTTCGCGTCAATCCATTCTTCCGGCAACGAGTAGACATGCCAGTCAACACTGAAGAAGTTCACCTTCTGGTCTGTCCATGTGTGGGCATCGCTCTTCGGAACGCACAGGTAATACTCCAAATGCTTGCCGCTCAGATTCATCTCGCCGATGACATCTTCTGACGTTGCCGGATAGACAAGCACGTTGTCGACTTCCGTCGCCTGC